GGAAACTTGATTATGAAAAAGTCTGTGAAAAAGCAAATCGTTGCTACTATCTACAATCGTCCTGTTCAAACCAAAGCTGAGATTCGTGCTGAATCTGAGAAAGCATTAAAAGCATTCTTGCGTGCTGGTGGTGTTATCCAAGTTGATGAACGTAAACGTCGTTTGCCAAAATCCAAAATGTCTGCAAAATCTTCACGTGGTTATTGCACTGGCACTTCTGGTTTCGCATCTGGTATGCCACGTAAAACTACTTTTACTTTGGTTTAATTTTAGGAGATCTATATTATGAAATCTTGGGAAGAACTTAGTCGCAAAGAGCAACTCGCTGCAACTCACTATGACTTCTACAAAGATGTTCATGGTGTGCGTCCTCGCTGGATGAATTACGATGCAATGACTGAGCAAGAACTCGAGCAAGAGTTGGACTCACTCAGCAAACAAGCTGAGGTTGTCTTTGCTGAAGAGAAGAAAATGCAGGAAGAATGCATTGCTAAATTCGAACAGCATGTCACCAATACTATCTGCATGGGTGCGAAAGATCGTGCCACTGCACTTCGCTGGATTATGGAATCTAGCGATGCTGATGGTGACTGGGAATACTTCTGTTTCCTGAATGGTCTACCTTATGGTTATTTTAAGGAAGTCGCATGATTCTCGCTAGAGAAATCACTAAGTGGGATGTTGAATATCGTCAGCCGAACCACACTTATCTAATGAACGATTCTATGGATAAGATCATCGGCTACTTTAAGTGGCACGACCCAAAAGAATTTCAGAAGTTTAAGAAACCCCTATCATTTGATACTCGCTATCGTAAGTTTGAAGTTATGCAAAGATACGAAGAGAAATCAAATAATAAACGATGGAAAATTCTTGGTAGTAAAGATCATGTATATTATGTAGAAGAAACTGAATCTGGTATGAGTTGTACTTGCATTGGGTTTAAGTTTCATGGTAAATGTAAACACATTGAAGGAATTAAAAGTGAACAAATTTCAAGTTAATAAAATCAATACAGAAAAGCAAAAAGAAATTATGCTTATCTGTCAAGAAGAATGCGCTGAGGTTGCGCAAGCAATCAGTAAAGTATTTCGTTTCGGTATCGATGGTGAACATAATGGTGCAACGAATCGTGAACGACTCGAAGAAGAAGTCGGTGATTTGCTTTGTATGATCGAGATGATGATCGAGCAACAAATTATTGATGGTAATGCAGTGGCTCAAGCAGGTATCAAGAAGAAAGAGAAACTTGCTAAGTGGTCAAATATTAAGGTGGCAGCATAATGAATCTGAATAAGTTTTTCGAGAGTCTTGCGAGCAATAACTCACGCAACTTCAAAATCGACCAACTAAATGCGAACAGCGATAACGAGGTTCTGCGTAAGGTAGTTCGCTTGGCTCTCGACCCATTTACTCAGTTTTACATTCGTAAGATTCCTGACTACACACCAAACAAAGGTGATGGTATCTCACTGAAATTTGCGTTGGATTCTATTGGTGATTTGTCAAAGCGATTGGTAACTGGTAATGCTGGTATCGATCATCTTCGTGCAAATCTTGAAGCACTTAATGAACAAGACGCTAAAGTTCTTGAGCGAGTTATTCAGAAAGATCTGAAATGTGGTGTTGATGTTTCTACAGCGAACAAGGTTTGGAAAAATCTTATCGCTGAATATCCAGTGATGTTGTGCTCACCATTTGAGCAGAAGTTGGTTGATAAGATTCAGTTCCCTGCTTTTGTTCAAACTAAAATGGATGGTATGCGATTCAACGCTATCGTCACAAATGGTAAGTGCGAGTTTCGTTCACGCAATGGCAAAGAGATAAACCTGCTCGGTAATCTTGAAGAAGATTTTATCGCAATGGCAAATGGCGTCAACTGTGTGTTTGATGGAGAGTTGCTTGTCAAAGATAAGGGTATCGTTCTCGATCGCCAGACTGGTAATGGTATTCTCAATAAAGCGAACAAGGGAACAATCAAAACTGATGAAGCACGCAAGGTTCATGCTACAATCTGGGACTTGATTCCTTATGATGAATTTACTCTTGGTGTTTGTAAAGTTCCATATAGCCAAAGACTTGAATCTCTTTGTGTTATGATGGACACATACAAGCCAAAAAAAGTTGCATTGGTAGATCGCTGGGAAGTTGCTAGTTATGATGAAGCACGAACTCTATTCGAGGGTTTGCTTGCTGATGGTCAAGAAGGTATCATCCTAAAGTGTAGGAATGGCATCTGGGAAGATAAACGTAGCAAGACTCAGATTAAATTCAAAGGTGAACTCGAGTGCGATCTCAAGATTGTTGCAGTGGAAGAAGGTAAAGGTAAAGCTGCAGGAATGCTCGGTGCAATTATTTGTGAATCTTCTGATGGAGTTGTCAAAGTCAATGTTGGCTCTGGCTTTACTGAGGAACATCGCAAGAAATACTGGGCTGAAAATTTAGTTGACAGAATTGTAGCTATCAAGTATAATAGTCGTATAACCAATAAACAAGGCGAGGACAGTTTGTTCCTTCCAGTGTTTATTGAACTTCGTGATGATAAAGACGTGGCTGACCACAGTAAGGTTATTAAGTGAATAATGTTAAACCAACAGAGTGGGTTAAACTAACGGATATCCCTTCTGCTACAAGTTATGCCACTATGGGTAAAACTTGTATTGACTTTTGGCAAAAGTTTACTGATGGTAAACATTCAGGTGTTTACCAAGTATCACTGACCAAACCACAAGAATTGATTCACGAAGACATTTGTTACATTGGTGAATCTGGGTGTTTACCAAAAAGACTTAGTGATTTGAGAACTGGTGCTGGAGCAAACAATAAAGTCACTCACCATATGTGTGGGGTTTACATTAGAGAAGAAAAAATTGATATTGAAAGTGTTTATGTTCGTTGTTTGATTGTAGAAGACAGTCAGAAAAAAGAACTTGAACGATGGCTTCATTCTGAACATAGAAATAGATTTGGATATAAAGTTGGTTATGCTTGGGAAGAAGCATCTGGTGGTTATAAGTCTGGTAGAATTCAAATACAAGTTAATATTAAAAGACTTGATTTAGATGCTTGTGAGAAAATTAAAGATGCTCTTAATGAGAGGATTAAAGAATTGAAAAAACTTAAAGGTAAATCGTTATGATACTAGAAATGTATTCTTCAAGAAAGAGGTTGTTCAATCCCAAAAGTAAGAAGGATATTGCTGAATATAAACACTTTCTACAAACTGGTGGTTGGGGTCATGGTGGGTGCCCATTCTTTTTAGTTTTTCCATATGCAACTGTCCCGCATATGATTCAAGATAAAATTATACATAATGTATTAGGAGTTAAAAATGACAAGAGTCGCTATTAATCGTTGCTTCGGTGGTTTTGGTATTTCTGATGAAGCATTTGAGAAATTACTCACACGTAAGGGTATTGCATTTGAGAAAGAAGAAACTGATAGCCAACTAATGGGTGCGAATTATTACAAGGAAGGTATGTGTGGCAATGAAGATGGTTATCTTAGTCAATATGATTTTTATGAGGATCGTTCAGATCCAGATTTGATTGCAGTGATTGAAGAGATGGGTCAAAAATCATGGGGATGGGCTGCGGAGATCTCTATCATTGAGATTCCTGATGATGTCAAGTGGCACATCCATGAATATGATGGACTCGAACATGTAGCAGAAAACCATAGGACTTGGAGTTAATATGCTAGACTTAGAAGAAATTAGATTGGGTCGTGCACTTGGAAGAGTGATTGAAGAAGAAATTCGTAAAGGTAATAAACTTCCCGATGAAGTTCTTCGTGCTTATGAAGAGTTGTATAGACATTGGCAGTGGCAAATGAGTAGGGAATTGTCATGAGAAAAGAACTTGACGAAGCACTATGTGCAAAATATCCTTTAATTTTTAGGGATCGCCATGCGCCGATGACAGAAACTGCCATGTGCTGGGGTATTTGTACTGGAGATGGTTGGTATAATTTGATTGATACTCTTTGTGGTCTATTGACTTCTGATTATCGTCAAGCACAATCTCGTTATGATTTTATCAAAGATAGAGTCAATCAACCACAATGGGAAGGTGGGCAGAAGATTATCACTCAAGAAATGATTGACGAAGCCAAAGCAAAACTGGATGAAGAAGCTGCTAAAGTGCCAGTCGCATCTCAAATAAAAGAGAAGTTTGGTGGACTACGATTCTATGTGAATGGTGCTACTGATAAGCACTGGAATTATATTCACTTTGCTGAGAGTATAAGTTACACTATTTGTGAAGATTGTGGTGCTCCAGGAAAACGATATACTGATGGTTGGCATAAAGTTCTGTGTGATATTCATGCAGAAATGGAAGGTCGTGTTGAGGAGTATGAAGATGATTTGGAGTGAGGAAGATATTGATAAGATTGATGAGAAACTTCAGCGACTGATTACTGCATCTGGTATTGATGAATATTACAATCAGGTTCCAAACTACATCTTTGGTCCAAACTGGACTGACGAGTTGCGTGTCAAGAATGGATATGAACAAGTAGAAGGTGTTTGGGTTCAAAAGGAATCAGTTGCAGATTATTGGTCAACCAAGATGAATGATGTTCGTTCTTTGATGAAGGAAAAGAATCGTTTGTTTAAAGAACTGCAGTTAGTAAGACTACAGATGCGAGAAATGGAATATGGACTTCGAGTTGCACAGAAGTCTTTGGGTAAAGCACTTAATATGACGGAGGTTAGTGATGAGTAAGTTTGTATTGGTTGACACAATTTCTCAATATCGTATGCGTTATGTTATTGAAGTACCTGATGACCATAACGATCGTGAATATCCATGCACTGCAGAACAGTGGGCAGCAGATACAGTTACATCTGACGAGATGAAAGAGTTTTCTCAGTTGTGGCTTGGGGAAACTATTGTTAGCACCAGAGAGATTGCTAAAGAAGAGATCGTTCCTTTGTGCGATAAGGATAATGACTATGCTCAAGCATGGGATGATGAAAAGAAAATTGATGCATTCGTTACACCGATTGGTTATGAAAGAGATTGGTAATGTTTATTTTTGATGTGGAAACTTTGGGTATCGAATCAACCTGCGTGATTTTATCTGCAGGTCTAATTTATTTTGACCCAGAGCAACAACCTGATTATCAGAAACTTCTTGACGATGCGTGTTTCGTTAAGTTAAAATCCAAAGACCAAGTTGAAAGACTTGGTCGCACCATCTCAAAAGATACTATTGAGTGGTGGCAGAATCAACACGAATATGTTCGCAAAGTTTCTTTTGATGCAAGTCCTGATGATTTACTTGCAGAAGATGCAATAAAGAAACTTAAAGAATATATGGCGAAGTTTCCCACACCCGACAAACAAACTATGTGGGCACGAGGTTCTCTAGACCAAGTTGCAATAGATAGTTTATGCGTTAGACTTGACATTAATCCAATTACCACGTATAATATGTGGAGGGATGTGAGAACTGCTGTTGATTGTTTTACTG